CACCCAATCGCCATTTGACCAGCCATGTGAAGTAACAGTAACAACTCCGGGGTTGGCCTGAGTGAGGCCAGTGATGGTCTTGGCGGCTTCAAGGACGTACCCTCCATCTTGGATAAATCGGATGTAGAGGTCGCCGAAAAGGATGACGTAGGTGTTGGCAGTGTCGGGCGAAAAGCGGAACTTGACGAAGCGCGTCGCCTTCGTGTCAGTTTTGATTGGCCCAACGTACTCCGTGCCGGGGCGCGTCGAAATGCCTCCCCGGTAATCCACAAACCAGTTCACCGCCTCTTTCAGGGCGAGATCGTACTTCTCCAGATCGGTGCGGCCGACCAGGGTGGGAGAGATAACGCCGGAGGAGAAGGCGTGCTGGATGAGATAGTTGGTCACGCGCCGGTCGCTCCCACTACATTCTGGATGAGGGTGGAGGTGGTGACCTGCGAGCCAATCGCATTGATATCAGCGTAGGGGTAGACGTAGCGCCAGGTGCGCGCCCCGCCGCCATAACCCCGCACCTGAATCCATTCAGGCAGCACTTCAATCTGCATGTTCTGCAGTTCGTTGGCAGTGGTGGCCCGCGCCTCGAGGATGATTTCGGTGGCGAGGCTGAAGAGCATCTGGGCGCGCCGCTCCTTCGCATGGAGGGGCATCTGAATGCGGTGCGCAAGCAGGTGCACGACGGCAGTGTAAAGCTGCGCGTCCCACAGCGCGATGTTCTTCTGGTCCAGGGTGAAATAAAGGAGCGCGTCCTCCTGATCACTCATGAGGGCGCGCGAGGTGGGAGAGAGAAGATCAACGCTGAAGCGCGCGAAGTTGTCGATGTAGCGCGGCCGCAGCATCTCGGACGGCAGGGCGTAGGCGAATTTGAACGGCGGGCTCGGGTCGCCCTCAGTCCACGTCGAGTTAAAGTCCCGCTCTTTCAACACCGCCAGCGCCTGGAACTTGCGCGCCGAGGGCCAGAACGCTGCGGACAGCACGGAGCGCCGCGCCTCATCGTACCACAGGTTGCAGACCTCAACCTCGCGGGAGTTCTCCGTCAGGGAAGAGACGGAGGACTTAGAGCCCGCCAGGCTCAGGGCTTGGTTGTAGAGCGTGACTTGATCCGGCATCACTCAGCCTTTTTTGCGCGCGGCGCTGCGACCGGGAGCGCCTGCTCCTTCGCCGCCTGATGAGCCAGCGCAGAAAGAGTTTTCGCGGGCGCTTCTTTCTCTTCATCGTCCTCAACCTCAGCCTCAGCCGCGAGTTCCTCCAGATCAAGTTCGGGGTCGGAGAGGACTTCGGCGTCGGATGGCAGGATGGAACGGAACCTGTCGGGGATGACGGTGCCAAGCCGGTCAGGGCGGTAGCGCGTCCCGCCGATGAAAGCCTGGCGTTTCAATTTGACTAGCATCTCATTTCTCCAGCGAGGGGATGAGGGGCCCGAAGGCCCCTCACTTCATTAGTTGGTGGCGTCAGCATACGCCTTCCAGGACCGGGCATCCGGCGTCAGGAAAGCGTTGATGGTGCCGCCCGTCAGGGCCAGGGCCGCGTTCTCCCGAACCTGAACGCCGAGGTAGCGCTCGTAGGTCACGTTGATGCCGTAGGGAAGCGGAACCACCAGAGTGTAGCCCGCCACCAACGACGCAACAGGGATAACCGCAGACGTGAAGTGGATGGTCTGCGTGCCGTTCACCGCAAGGGTGGAGGTCGAGTCCGACGACAGCAGGAAGCTGACGGTGGCCGCGCCGCCCGAGGTGATCGCGGAGGCGACCTGGATCACCAGGAACAGCATCGACGCGCCGGTCCCAATGTCTCGGCCAGTCTGCCGCAGGTCGATAACATCCCCCACATTCACAGTGGAGTTGTTAGGAGTGCCGACAGAGGTTGCGTCGGCGAACTCAGTGCGCTCGTCAAGCATCATGGCTTGGGTCTCCTTTCCTTAGCTGACCAGGGCTTCATCCGAAGCCAGCCGGTCAACCCGGCGGATCGGAACATCCTGGAACATCATCGTCCGGCGCCCGCCCACGTCAGCGAACTCCAGCGTCGAACCGCTGACCGCGTTGGACAGCTGCTGGCGAACCTTCGTGCGCACGTCCCGGCTCATGTAGAACGCGGCGCGCCCCTTGCCCATCGAGGGGATGCGCTCGATGGCCTGGAACATCAGGTTGGGGAGGTTGGCGCCCGTCGAAGCATCGGGAGTGAGCAACGACTTGTCGATGTTCGGAATGCGGACGATGTACCGCCAGTCGCGGACGCAGAGGCCGGCGAACAGCTGGTAGTGAGTGCGGTAGGCTTCCATGCGGCCGCCCGCTCCGTCCACATCTTCGACAGTGACCTGGCCCTTGTCCGTCACCTTCAGGCCCGCAGGCAGGCCCTTCGGCACGATGCCGTGGCAGGTCGACTCGCTCCACACGACGAGCCAGATGGAGGCGTTGTCGGCGCCCGCGCCGCCGCCGAGGATGATGTTCTCACCGTTGGCTGCGGCAGTGGAATTGAACCGCGGGCTCAGGCCGGTGAAGGCCTCAGGCTCCGTCGACTCGTTGCCGTAGAAGATGGTGTCGGCCAACTCCTGCGAGATGCCCTCGATGTGAGGGATATCCTCAGAGAGGCGGAACGCCGCCGTGTTGCCGTTCAGGTCGGCCAGCACCACATCGACTTCCGAGTACGCGGCAAGTTCGCCGGTGGTGTCGATGACCTGCGCGGTTTCGCTCTTCGTCGGCTGCACGCCGCCGTAAAGTTTGCGCCAGGTCGGGGTGGGCAAGCCAGTCCGAATGGTGGTCTTGTGGCCCGTAGGCAGGTTGCCCTCGATCCACGTCATGTCGTCCAGAACCTCATTGGTCTGGGCGAGGATTTCCACGATATCTGCGATCGCGCCGTCAGGGTCCTGACGTTTGGCGAGATCGAGCAGCGTGGGGTTGGTGACAGAAAGGACTGCCATCGTTATGCTCCTTCACGTTGCATAGTGGGATAGAGCTTCTCTGCGATAGAGCGCTCTGTTGAAGTCGCCTTGCCAGAAGCCGGCTGGCCCTCTTTGACGAGCCGATCTGCAATCTTGGAAAGGAAACGGAAAAGGGCAGGGCTGTCGCCCGCCCCGGTTAGGTTCAGGTGCTCGCGGAGCGCCTGGTCCCCAAACTCGTCCAGCAGCTGGCCGATCCGAGTCTGTTCTGCATCCAGCTTTGCGCCGGGAAATGCGTTCTTTACCTCGGAGGTCCAATCATTCCTGATCTTCGTCCAGGCGTCGGTGTGCGCGGCGTTGACGCGCTCGAGTATCTTGTTCTGCAGGCCCATCAGCCGCTCCACCTCAGTGCGGGGGAGCTTGCCGATGTTCACCACGTCAAGGAACTCGTTGGCAAGTTCGTTGTCCAGTTCCGCCTTCTCGTCCCCAATAATCTCCTTGAGGGTGTCGGCGGTGTACGGCGCAAACTCCTCGGGCGCAGGCTCGGTGGTCTGCGAGGCGGACGCGCCCCCGCCAAGAAGGGTGCCCTCAGGCTTCCCCGTCTCCGGCGTCGGCGTCGAGGTTGTGGTCGTCTCCGTAGAGCTGGTCCCGCTGGGCGGCGTTGCGGCGGCGGGCGTTGTTTCGGTCTCTGGCATCGTCTCGGTCCTTCAGTATTTGGGGGAGGATTGCGTAGCTGACACGGTTGAGTTCATCCACCAGGCCCTGCCCAACGGATGCGGTAGCCGCAATCCCGGCGAGAATGTAAGGGTTTTCATGGAAGAGGGGCTTGCCATATTGCAATTGCTCAAGCAGGTGGCCGAGGAAAGCGCGCCCGGCCTCGCTCTCTGCGAGGAGTCGAATGATCCCCTCGCGCTGGACGCGCGCTTCCCGTAGGATTTGTTTGTCGAGGCGTTGTATGGCTCCTTCATTCTCCATATTCTATCTCCTGGCTTTGTGGAATGCAAGCACTTTTAGGGCAATACTGCCTGCAGTGCATTCTGTCCGCCACCAACCTCGGTCTCGGACAGGTTCTTCGCAGCCTGGGTGAGTTCGTTGCCGACCAGCGCGCCCTGCTGCATGGCGAGTTGCTGTTCGCGCTGTGCCTGCTCTTCCGCCACCCTATCCCGCGACTTGATGCCGCGCGCCGGGACGTTGAGCCGCCCGCCGTAATCGCGGACCATCTCACTCATATCCGGGATTTCCAGTACCTCAGGCGCAACCGCGGCCAGTTCGCCCACGAAAGCGAGGAACCGCTCGATGGAGGCGGTGCCGACGGCGCGCTGGGCGTCGGACAGAACGGAGACGTATACAATGTCAATATCGTCGCCGGTGAGGCCCGCGGGCGGATCGGGCAGCTTGCCCCTGCGGGAGAGGATGTTAAAGACGCGCTTGACGATTGGGTCGAGGGCCTCATTCTCAAACCGCTCCAGCACGGGGCCCAGGAGGACCAGCTTCTCCTCACGGCGCGCGTCAATCTCAGTGGCGGAGCGCACCGTATCAAGTTGCGAGATCATCTTAAAGAGGTCGTTGTGCAGGGTCTCGCGGATGCGCTGCTGGACCTGCTGAATGTCGAGGGACAGCTCGCCAATCGGCAGGTTGAGTTGAAAGACAGGCTTGGCGGTCACGGTAGATGCGGAGGGGACGTAGGTCCGCGAGCCGGGCGCGAAGGACACTGCATTTTGGGACAGCGCCACATCAGCCACGATGGGCGGGTCGATCATCTTGTCGATGCCCTGCGCCTTGCGCTTCGTTTCGTGCTGGAGCTGGATAATGTCGGGCAGCGCCTCCATCGTCGGAGATGTGCCGTAGGAGTCGTTGCCGGTTATCTCCCAGCGCGGCCACACGCCGGGGCGCTCCCGGAACCCGCGCACTTCCAGCACCTCATCCGCCGGGCTGCTCCCAATCCAATAGACCTCGCGCCAGGTAAAGGATTTGGCGACGAACTCGTCGGGGTCAGTGTTCGGCACGATGAGGTGGTAAATGTCGTGCGGCTTCTGGCGCGCCGCCCCGCCCTTCTTCCACTCCGCGAGGATTTGCCGGGGCACATTCTCATCGCCCCATCGCTCGATGATCTGGTGAACACGGAGGGAGAAGCAGCGCGCGAAGTGGTTGACGTGCTGGCGGAAGGACTGCGCCAGCATGAACTCACCCACGGAGGAGTTGTAGAAGCGCACAATTTCCTCGTCGTCCTCGTAGGCGAGCATGGCCGCCGTGCCAAAGACGCAAACGTCCACGTAGACGAGGGCGATGGAGTTGTAGAAGTTGGACTCGGCCAGCGTTTGGAGGATGATTTCGCTCACCTCCTCCAGCCACACCTTTACATCCTGCGGCACCTCATCCTCGTCGTAGTTCTTCAGCCGCAGCCTCAGCCAGGGGCGCGCCGGCGAGGTCACACCGTTCAACATCCCGGACGCGAGGGTGCGCACCGCGAGGGTGCCGGTGGAGTCGAGGATGAAGCGATTGCGCGCGTGCTCTGCCGTGCGCCCACTACTCTGCGAGGGCGACATGTTGGAGGCCGCAAGCGGGCTATACCTGCGCGGCAGGACATAGCGCGCCAGGTCGCGCCAGTGCGGCTCCCAATCCCGCTTCTCAGCGCGCATCTCAGCGATGGTGCTGTCAAGCAGGCGGCGCTGTGCGGCGGGAAAAGCAACCATTACGCGCCTCCGATGAGCGAGCGCTTGCCGGTCGAGGCCGGGGTAGCAAGGCCTGCGGGCGTGGTGGTAACGAGGGCAGACGGGCCGCGCGCCCGGCTCCCCGCAATGAGGGTTTGTCGCGCCTGCGCTCGCGTAGGAGGTAGTGCGGGCGGAGGTGGCATTTTCGGCTTACTGGTGCTCATGTGTATTCTCCGAAGAGGTGCTTTTCATCGTAGGGGTCGTAATCGCTGTCCGCCCGCATCGACTGCTTGGGCCGAAGCGCAGCGGGAGCGAATGGCATGGCGAAGGTGATGGCCAGCGCGTCGGCCACGTTCGGGGAGGCCTCGCCGCGCCTCCGCATCTCCGCTTTCGACTCGAGGACAATTTGGTCGCGCTGGTTGAAGGAGTAGGTGGGGGTGATCAGCTCGTCAATGAGGCTGTGGCCGGGCAGCCCATTCACATACTCAACGATCGCCCCGCCTGCAAGCCACTCCCGCATCGCACCCCAAATCTCGGCGCGCTTGTTCAGGTACTTCACCCCGCTTTCCCCTGTGGTAGTGCCGTCGGCCTTCCCACCAAACTGCACGTCGATGACGGGGTAGCGCAGCTCCCGCAGGCGGTCAATCACCCCGCCTCCAACGCCGCCCCCATCTACCAGTATCATTTCGGCGTGGTACGCATCGTAGGTTGAGATGATGCGCGATACAAGCTGCATGGTGGAGAGGCCGAAGAAAACCTGCGGGGGGATTGAGCGCGCGTCCCTCCCTTTGCGGGGATAGATGACAGAGGGATCGTCGCCGAAGCGGCCCACATCCACCCCGAGGACAAGGGGCAGGCCGCGCTGCGGCACGATCGTCCGGGTGACTGCCTCGCACGCAATCTCATACGAGATGAAGGCCGACGCATCAATCCGAGGAAAGACTCCGCGAACGCGGATGCGCACGAAGTCGCTGTCCTCACCGAAGTCCGCAACCCAGCGCGCGATCTGCACTTTGTTGGTGATGGAGACGTCGCGCGAGTCAATCGCCATCGAGTGCCAGCGGTGGGCGAACTTCCCGCCCTCGAAGCATTCGCGGAACCTGCCCACGTTGCGAGTGGGGTTGCCGAACGCGCACCAGATGATCTGGGTATCGCGGTCGGTCAGCGCGCCCTCAGTGGTTTCCCAAATAATATCGGGGATGGCTGAGGCCTCATCAAAGACCACGAGGATGCGCTTGCCCGCGTTGTGCAGGCCCGCGAAGGCCTCGGTGTTCTTTTCGGACCAGGGCACCATGTCGATGCGCCACTCCCGCTCGTGGTCGGGGTCGCGAGAGAAAAGGGCGGTGGCTGTGATCTTGAAGAGTTCCTTGGCGAGGAAGAGGCGGAACCACTTCGCCACTTCAACCCACGTCTTGGTCTTAAGCTGGGCCTCGGTGTTGGCAGTGACCACGCCGCGTGTGTCCTCGAAGGTGGAGAAGGCCCACAGGATGATCCAGGCCACCACGCAGGACTTACCGATGCCGTGGCCTGAGGCGCGCGCCAGCTGCACTGCCTCATCGACGGAGAGGATGCCCTCGCCCAACTCGGTGAGGATTTGCCGCTGCCAGGGCTCGGGCCCGGTCGCGCTGGCGAGTTCGGTGCCCGGCTCGCCCCAAGGGAAGGCCCACATCACAAACCCCACTGGATCGTAGGAGTAGGATGCGAGTTCGATGATGAGGGCTTCGGCCTCAGCCGGGGCGAGGGTCACCTTCGTGGACTCCTATTTCCCGCGTTTGTTCGTCGGAAGCTGCTTGGTCAGCCGGCCACTGCCTCCCTGACGCCGCGGCGGTTTTGCCGACTTGTACGTCCAGTTGTAGGTTTCGTAGCCCGTCTTGGTTTTAGGAGGGCCGCCAACTGTCGGCTTGCCCTTCTTCGGCTTGTCTAGCTTTTTAGTTGCCATCTCAGGCTCCTATCGAAAGAGGACGCGCTGGAGGAAGAGACGCCACCAGCGCTTGAGGACGTGGCGCCACCACGGCAGTCGGTTGGTAATCCAAAGCCACGGGCAGGTCACGCGGCTTCCTCGGGCGGCAGCACCTCAGCGTCGATGATGCGGGGCCGGGCGCGCTCGCGGGCGAGCTTGAGCTTCTCCGCGAGGTCCACGTTCACATTCACATTCATCTGAGAGGATGAGGGGCCGAACCCGGTGCGGTCTGCGGTGCGGGTCATGATTTCGAGGAGCTGGTTGGTGGTGAAGCCGTCCGGGTCGTCCTCGAGGCGGTCGTGCAGTTCCTCCACAGCCTCGGCCCCAAGCGCCGCCATCCTGCGGTGCATGTTGATGTATTCGAGCTCGACCTTCTCTTTGTAGAGGGCGACGAGTTCCTGGAACGCCGGGTCGGTGCGGAGAAGGCGGGCGCGCGCCGACGTGTAGCCTGCGGTTGCCGCTGCCTCATGCGTGGTCTTTCCCTCAGCGAACGCGCGGGCCAGCGCGTGATGGCGCTCCGAGATGCGACGCAGGGGCGACTGCTCTACCTCGCGCTCAGCGGCGGCGCGCGCCAGGTCATCCTCGGTGAGGGGACGGAGCAGGCGCACCTCAAGCGGCTCCCCGCGCGTCGGCTTCGCGGCGATCAACTCAGCAACTTCAAGTTCCAGCGGCAGGTTCACAGCAGCATCCTCTT